GGAATCGCCTCCCTCAAGCTATCCGGATGGATGAGCAAGACCGGTCAATACACTACCGACCTGAAGGACGCCCGCGAGTTCGACAGAATGGAAGCGCTCATCATGGTGAAGAAGCAGCGCAACGGCGGGAACGTAGTCGTGCCGGTCCGCAAGGAAGATATGGAGTGGGCCGGGTGACAACAGGCAACTTCCAATCCGTCCTCGTCACCTCCGTCTGGGTCGAGCGCACCGAGCGCCAGCGACGAGAACTCCGTGGCATCGAGGAACTGGCCGAGTCCATCCAGCGCCTAGGCCTGATCCACCCCATCAACATCCGCGAGGACGGGAAGCTGATCGCCGGCGAGCGTCGTCTCGAAGCCATCCGTTCCTTAGGCTGGACGCATATCAGCGCACAGTTATCTGAGGACGATACCGATGATAAACAACTCTACGCGGTTGAGCTGGAGGAAAATGTCAAGCGGGAGAACCTTACTTGGCAAGAGGAAGTCACCGCGCTCGAACGCTACCACCAATTCCAAGTATCGGAGAATGAGGGCTGGTCACAAGCAGACACGGCTGCAGCAATTGGCTACAGCCCGGCGGACGTTTCCAAGAAACTCGCGGTCGCCGGCGCGATGGAGAACGAAGTCGTCGCATCAGCTGACCGGCTTTCCGCAGCGCATAACATCGTGCAGAGGAATTTGGAGCGTAAGAAGTCAAGTGCACTCGACTCTATCGGAGCGCTGGCAAATACGCTTGTTAAGCCGGAGATTGGCGAGGACGATGAGGAAGATACTGTATCCGACGGAGAGGCCCTGGTTCCACCTATCCCCCTCCTAAACACCTCGTTCCACGATTGGCAGGAGACATACGATGGGCCTAAGTTCAATCTTATCCATTGTGATTTTCCTTACGGGATTAATGTTGCTGACAGCCCTCGCATGGATGCCACCATCAAGGACCACTACGAGGACAGTCCTGATATCTATTGGTCTCTTCTTGCTCGTCTCGGGCTTGCTATGGATAACGTGGTAGCAGAGTCCGCCCACCTAATCTTTTGGCACAGCATGAAGTACCACGCGGACACCGTGGACGCACTCACCCGGATGGGATGGACCTGCAATCCCTTTCCGCTCATCTGGCACAAGAGCGACGGGGCTGGTATCGCGCCCGATCCTCAGCGCGGACCACGCCAGACTTACGAGGCTGCGATCTACGCTATCCGCGGCGACCGGAAGATCACCCAGGCGGGCTGCGTCGCTAACTCATTCGCCTTTCCCGGAACCCGCGACGGTGCAATCCACGTTTCCGAGAAGCCCTACATGATGCTCCGGCATTTTCTAAGGATGGTATGTGATGAATATTCCCTCGTCCTCGATCCCACTTGTGGCTCCGGAAACGCACTCAAGGTTGCAGAGGATTTGGGAGCGAATAAAGTTTTGGGACTCGAACAGCTTTCCGAGTTCTACGACATCGCTTGCGCCAATTGGGGGAAACGGGAGTAGGTACGTTTCCGAGGTACTGGACCGTTACAAACGGCAAGCAGCTGATCTCGGAGTCCCACCCGAGTTAATCGTCGTTGATAAAATCTTCACACTGCAGAAGAACCTGCGCGAGTTCTGTCGAGCATGGCACGACGATCGGCCGCTACATTATGACAGCGTGGACGGAACCATCGCGTTGCTTCGACTGCAGATCACAGTGTTGGAAGAGCTGGTTGAGGAACGTAAGGGTGGTTGACATTGCAATCGTAGGAGAGGCGTGGGGTGAGAAAGAGGAAGAGATTGGTAAGCCATTCGTCGGAACATCGGGCTGGTTGCTCGACCAGTTCCTATCCCAGGTCGGGATTGCCCGCCGCGATTGCCTCCTCACCAACGTTTTCAACATCCGCCCTCGCCCATCAAACGACATCAAGAACCTGTGCGGTCCAGCTAAGGAAGGCATCAAAGGGCTGCCCGCCCTCGCCGCCGGCAAGTATGTTCGCGCCGAGTACGCTCCTGAGTTAGAAAGGCTGTTCGATGAACTCCGCGCTGCAGACCCCAACATCATTATCGCCCTCGGCGCTACTGCTGCGTGGGCGCTACTTCGAAGCTCGGGTATCCGTTCGATCCGAGGCGCTACAACCGTCACTCATCCCGTTGTCTCCGAACGTCTTGGCCGCGTTTACAAGGTGCTTCCGACATATCACCCTGCAGCGATTGCGCGAGAGTGGTCAAACCGGCCCATTCTAATCGCCGACCTTGACAAGGCCAAACGTCAATCCACCTTTCCTGAGTTCGTCCGTCCGACCCGCAACATCTGGGTACGCCCAACGCTAGAGGACCTGGCCGAATATGACCGACGCTACATCCAGCCCGCCGAGTCCGTCGCAGCTGACATCGAGACTAAACAAAATCAGATTACTTGTTTCGGTTTCGCGCCTAGTCCTTCGACCGCAATCGTCGTCCCCTTCTACGTCGAGCCCGGCCGCTCCTACTGGCAATCGGCGGAAGAGGAAATACTCGCGTGGGGCTACGTCCGCCGCTGGTTAAAGAAAGACCTGATCTTTCAGAACGGACTCTACGACATGAATTTCTGCTGGTCCGTGTACGGTATCCCAAGTCCAGGCGCGACCGAAGATACAATGCTCCTACACCACGCAATGCAACCGGAGATGCAAAAGGGCCTCGGCTTCCTCGCCTCGATCTATACGGACGAACCAAGCTGGAAGCATATGAGAAAGGGTATGAAGCATGACTAGTTATCCTGTGGCTAAGCCATCCTTTGGCCTTAACATTCGTAAAGCCGAGCGCGGATTTATCGTTCACGATCCATCAGCTGCCGGTATTATTCAACCTGAGTGGGCCTTCAACACGATAGAAGAACTGGCCAGCTGGTTGATTGAATACTACGCAGAGCCACAACAGTGACCGACCGGGCCGATGCAGACCGCATCCTCCTATCCGCCGCTGTAATAGCCGACCTCAAACAGTTCGACAAACTCCGCCGAGCCGAACCACCTCTATCAATAGACGACATAGCTCATCGCATGGCCTGGCCTAAGAAGGACGTCAAGTGGTTGCTAAAGAAGATGAAGGACACCCGGTCATGAGGAAGTATAAAACCGGCACCGGCTGGTGCGTGTGGCGCTGGTCAGAGGTTGATAGCGAATACATCACCCGCCTTCACCTGATCAAAACTCCATGGTTTGCGGTCTGCCTCCACTGGCTACACAAGCCCGATCCCGAGCCACATCGGCACGATCACCCGGTTTCATTCTTCTCCATCATCCTTCACGGAAGCTACGTTGAGTTCCGTAACCGCCTGTTCAAGCGCCGGGTGTGGTTCAATTACATCAAGGCATCACTCAACGACACCCATCGTATAGTATCTGTCAAACCAAACACCATCACCCTATGCTTCATGGGACCAAAGCGCCGCGAGTGGGGCTTCCACACGCCGAATGGTTGGGTTTACTGGCGTGACTATTATTTGGAGCAGCGTAAGCGTGGCTAAAATCATCAACACCGCGACCGCTAACTTCGATGCGTTCGACGCTGATACTCAGCATTGGGTATACAACGGCCTCGACTGCGTGTTGACGCACGAGATAGCTGGGAACCTACTTGCCCAGGCTGACAACGTAGCGATGCACACGTATGAGTTTTCCAAGGCGCTACAAGCGCCGGTGCTTGAGATGAATATGCGTGGCCTCCGCGTTAACCGGCTGCGGAAGATGAAAGTCATTGCCGACATCACGCAGAAGATAGCCCGGCTCGAAGAACAACTTGACACACTGATCCGAGAGGGTGTCGGCGTAGAGGGCGCTAATTGGCGGTCGCCCAAGCAGCTCAAGGAGTTGCTCTACGACATCATGCAACTGCCGGTGCAGAAGAAAAGGAACGCAAATGGCATCTTCGCGCCTACTACCGACGAGTCTGCGCTTGAAAAACTCTCCAGCTATTTCATTGCAGAACCGATCTGTAATCATCTCCTGCTCCTCCGAGGATTGGGAAAGTCTCTTGGGTTTCTTAGGACAGGAGTTGATCCTGACGGGAGGATGCGAACTCAATTTAACATTGCAGGGACTGTCACCGGACGGTTTGCCAGTAGCGCAACTGACTTTGATACCGGAACCAACCTCCAAAACGTAACTGAAAGCTTGCGCTCCGTATTTGTCGCCGACAAAGGTATGATGTTCTGCAATATCGACCTTGAGCAGGGCGACAGCCGGAACGTCGGTGCGTTGTGTTGGAACCTGTTCGCGGACGAGGATGAAAAGTTCGCGGGCGCGTACTTGGACGCTTGTGAAAGCACCGACCTGCACACCTACGTTACTAAGCTAGCATACAAAGACCTGCCGTGGGGTAGCGCGCCGGATCGTGAGGTCGCCGAGGCACTCGCTTACAAGCACTACGAGTATCGCTTTATGTCCAAGAAGCTGGGCCACGGTTCTAACTACCTCGCTCAGCCGCCGATGATGGCGAAGGCTGCTCGTATCCCGGTAGCGATCGCAAAGGAATTTCAAGAGGCATATTTCGCCGCGTTCCCCTGCATCCCGGCGTGGCATACGAAAGTTTTTTGGCAACTTGAGAACCTCGGCTACCTCATCAGCCCATTCGGCCGGCGTAGGTTCTTTTTCGGCCGGCCTACCGAGGGATCAACCCGCCGTGAAGCTGTAGCCCACGTACCGCAGTCAATGACTGGCGACGAGATTAACCAAGCATTGCTTGCCCTATGGCGCAGCGGCCGGGTGCAGGTGATGGGCCAGGTACATGACTCCATCCTATTCCAGTTTCCTGAGAAAGACCGGGACGAGATCGTACCGTGGGCGGTCGAGCTGGCTAAGACTAAACTCATCTTAGAGAAAGGACGAGAGTTTGTTGTGCCGACCGAGGCAAAGACTGGTTGGAATTGGGGCAATTACAGCGAGGACAACGTTGATGGGCTGAAGAAATGGAAGGGCGGCGATGAGCGCCGACGTACCGAGACATCCTTCCAACTCAGCCTATCGGAGTTCTAGTGTCCCGTAAACTTAAAAACTTTGTTGACGGTTTTCTCCGATACACCGAGGGCCGTGGTTCACCTGCGATCTACCGCAAGTGGACAGCGATATTCCTCGTCGGGTGTGTGCTTGAGCGAAAGGGCTGGATGACCACCACCAAGGGCCGGCTGTTTCCTAACCAATACCTGTTTCTCGTTGGCCCGGCCGGCGTCGGTAAGTCGTTGTTGACGAACGCCGCCTATACCATGCTCAATGAAATCCGTTCGCCCGAGACCCCGCTCCACATTGCACCAACCAGCGTCACCAAGGCATCCCTCATCGACCGTATCGCGGATGCCGAGCGACGGATCGTAAAGATGGACCACAACCCTCCTATCACATCCTTCAACTCCCTCCAGGTCGTAGCTAATGAATTAGGTGTATTCCTTCCGGCATGGGACGGAGACTTCATGTCCACTCTCACCGACTTATGGGATAACGGTAGGTACGCGGAAACTCGGCGGACTTCCAAGATCAACATCGACATCCCAAACACACAGCTCAATCTATTGAGCGCCACCACGCCCGCGTATCTCAACAGCTTGTTGCCGGAAGGTGCGTGGGAGTTCGGCTTCATGTCCCGCGTCATCAACATTTACTCCGGCGAGGAAACCTACACCGACATCTTCGCAGAGCTAGACATCGACGGTACGCTTTACAAGAACCTTCTAACCGACCTCCGGGACATTTATAATATTTGGGGAGAGTTCACCGTCACGGAGGATACGAAGGAAGCGATCAATGCTTGGGCACGGAGTGGGGGTCGTCCATACCCGGACCACCCGAAACTCACCCACTACAAGACCCGTCGCCTAGCGCATCTATTAAAGCTATGTATCATAGCCAGCGCGGCAACCGACTCTGACCGCATCATCACCCTCGAGCATTACGCCGAGGCACTTGACTGGCTGGTCGAGGTTGAGTCCTATATGCCCGACATCTTCAAGGCGCTAAAGATGGGTGGCGATGCTCGGGCGATTGAGGAATGTCATCACTTCGCTTACGTCAATTGGATCAAGCATAAGCAGCCGGTGCCGGAACACCTCATCTTCACATTCTTGTCGGAGAGGGTCCCTGCCCACAGCGTCCAGAAGATCATCGACGTAATGGTGGCGACGAAGCTGTTAACAAAGCAGTTCATGGACGGTGGACAGGGATATATACCTAAGGTGCGGGCGGCGTAACACACAGCCGGTCGTGGACCTCGTTGTGAGTTAACACTTCCCGCACTGTTACTTCAGTGTCGTAGTTATTCCCGATGTCGTTATCTTCCGCTCCGAGCACCGGCTCCGGTTCGATACTAATCCGCCTGTCGTTGAGGCAGAAATCGCTCACAGTTCGCGGGTGTTCTGGCTGACCGCAAGCACTGACGGTAACGCAGCTCAGCGCCAACGTCGTCATTACGATTAACTTCTTCGCGTACATCATTCGCCTCCTTCACTCGTTCTACGGTTTCATTCAAGTTCTTTTCCCGTTCGACCGTCGCACCGATCTCCTGGTTCGCACGATCATCCGCTTCCTCCGCTCGCGTTAGATAAACGTAAGCGGCGAGTAGAATTAGCACCAGTCCGGCCAGCGCGAGTACCCATCTTGGAATACCGAACGAGGTAGCTTTTAGAAATGCCCAGATCATTTTACATCTCCCACTATTTGATCGTGTGTTTCTTCTGCGCCAGCAAGCATCTGATCGGCAGCCTGCGTAGCATCTTCCGGAACCGGGTCTTTACTCGCCGGTCCTGACTCTGCCAGTCTGTCCCCCATCTTTTCGACCTGCCGTCCGACTGCGAGTGTTACCAATGCGGCTAACACATCACCAATCTTCACTGCAAATATTGAGATAATAGAGACCAGCACGTTCTCGGCCCAATTCGGAAGCGGTACGTTAGTTTTACTTTCAAACCAGCCGAATATGCCGATCACCACAAGAACAACTGTGAGGATCATCCCGCCCCCAATAAGGGATAAGACGACAAGTTCATCTCTATGTGACGGTTTATTCACGATCCCCTCCCGTACAGTTCAGCTTCCGCAGCCCGCCGTTTTGTCAGCCCGGCCATCACGCGACCACCAGCCCGGTTCCACTTCTTAAATTCCGCCAACGCTCCCACGAAGTCACCGGCCACGTGACGCTTAGTGAGCGTGGCCCGGCCGATAGCTCCTGTGTTATAATGGAATGAGACCAGCGCGTCAAACTGCTGTTGCGAGGTAGGTGCGTCGCCAATAGTCTTCGACACCTCATCCGCGTATTCAACCAGCTCTTTCTCGAGCATAGCATCAGCCTGTTCCTGCGTCCATACCACGCCAGGTTTGACATCCGGGCCGGTCGTACCCCAGCCTATAGTCCACGGTGCGCCGCCAGTACCTGGATCGGGATAGGCTTCAATCCGGCCATCCGGGCGCATCCGGGCGCACCCCTCAAACCGTTTGATGATCGACACCCCGTCCGGTCCGATCCGCCGTCCGCGCGCCGTCACAGGGGCCGCACGGGGCCATCCTACGGCGTCTAGCGCCGCGTGTATGATCCGCACCTCATTAGCGTTGAGCGAACGATCATCGTCCGCACCACGCGCCGCATCGAACGCAAGCTTCCTTGGATCAGTCATAACATCCCCTATTCCACGAGCCAGGCGTTGGCCGCTACTTTCCTTACGATAATCATGTCATACTGACCTGTCGTAGCAAGAGCCCCACCAAGTCCATTAATGGTTGCTGGTGCCGTAGCTGCGACGGTGATCGCGCCAGCGCCACCCTGGATCAGCCGTTCATAACAGCCGATGGGCCAGTAAGAACTGGCTGCCGTCTCGTCGGGCACGGTGTAGGTGATCGCGCCAGCGTTGGTGATGACGCGGGTGTTGTTGAGCGTGGTCGCCCCCGGTGCAACCGAAGTCGCGGTGGAGGCAATAACGGCCTCGCGGCGCGGCCCGCTCATTATGACCCATCCACCGCCTGAGAACCTCAACCGGGCGTATTCAAACGGCGCCAGCACCAGTGCGGCCAACCCTTCAAGTCCCGTGCCTGAGCTGTAAGCCCTCCCGCCGAGTATCTGGATTGTCCCGCCGCTGATGGCATTACCGTTCTTGACCAGCGCCTCCTGTCCGGTGACGAGGTTGGTCGTCGGCAGGGTCGCGGTGTGTGTGCCCCGGTTCGTGGAAGTCAGCGTCCACAGCGGGCCGCGCAGGGCAATTGCCGGAGTTGTCTCGACGTTCTGGAACGCGAAAGTCTGTGTCGAGGCAAACGCAATCTCGCCCGTGAACACCGGAGCGTAATCGTCTAGCGTTGTCGTGTTGCCTATCGAGGTCGTGCCCTGCGGCCCTATGTAGTGGATACGGTTGTTCGGTCCGAGCGAACCATAGAACACCACTGCCATTGTGGGCTTTGTTCCCGCCGCGACCGCCTCCGGGGTGTGGATCGAACGAATGCGGAAGTTGTTTCCGTCCGTCCGCTTCTCGCCGGATGCACCATTGCCGCCGAGCAGGCCAAAATAGGCCCGTGTCGTCTGGTCTGTAACCAGTGTGATGTCGAGGTCGAGGTCAACCGCGCCATCGGCGTGGATGGTCGAGCTGCCCGCGAGAATCTGGGTGTCTACGGCCAGAATACTGCCAGACAGGAAGTGCCCAACGTTCAGCGGCTCGTCGCAATCGAGCAGCGCCACGTCGATGCGCCCGATGGGGGCCTCACCCGCCACATACCGGCCATGCCCCCGGTCGGTCGTGTTCTCAGAGGGGTACATATGCCCCCCGGCTATCCAGCCCGCGTTGCCGCAGCGTTCGATCCTGAGCTTGTTGGCGTACCCGGTCCGCCCGGTCCACATCTCGACGCCTGTAAAGCTGTCCTGAATGAGCAGATCGTCGAGTTGCAGGTGCATTGGCCACGGGTTGAAGGAGCCGCCGTTCCAGCTCATCTGGACATGGTTGATAGAAACGGTGTTTTGATGAAGGGTGTTGGTTACGCCGTCGTAGTACGACTCGCCGCCGAAGTTCGTGATGTGGACGTTTTCCAGCACCATCGGGCCGCGATAGCCCGCGGTCACGAAAATGCCCTTGTGCCAGATGTCCCAACCAAGCCCGGTGGCGACTGCGGCAGGCCAGAACGCACCACCTTCGCCCTGCGGCGTCAGTACACCGTTCCACGGGTTTGTCCCGTTGAGCGTGAGGTTGCGTAGCGTCAGGCCGGCGAGGTCGGCGGGGTCGGCAGGGTTCGATGCCTGACCGGCAACAGTAATGCCGTTACCGCGCCACACCACTCCGGTTGGTGTCTGCCATTCGTCGGCGTTGTCGTCACCACCGGGCTGCTTGTGGTTGAGGAAAGTCAGGTTCGGCCCCGCGCCTTCGATTGTCGCATGTCCGCCCGCGATGACAAGGGGCTGGCCTTCGTGGTTGGTTATGCTCGGCGCGACCGTGCGGATGCCGGAATAATAATCATAGGAACCCGGAGGAATGTAGAAGCCCTCGATGCCGTTAGCGATGCAATAATCCGCCGCCTCTTGCAGTAATGGCGCGTTGTCTCCCGTACCTTCTGGCAACAGTGTTCCGAAAACCTCTATGTGGATAAGCCTACGAACCAGCCCTCCGATAAGCCCGGCTCCATCCACTGCCGCCAGATCAGTTCGTAATCCTGCGTCCGCACCCGTGCCAGATGAACTGACGATCTGTCCCCCAACTCCTACGGCCAAGTACTCTCCGGCCACAAAAGCTACGTCATCTTGCGACAGCCCGGCCGGTCCCCTAACAGAACGGTCCGCAACATCAGCGATCTGCTGGATTTGCATTTCCATCAGATCAAGCTGTTCTTCAACCGTCTCCGGATAGAACCCACCCGCGTTCACGATGTTAAGGTCTTGCGTGTACGGCACCTCCCGCACGATCACTAGCTCGTAAGTGCTCGACAATGCTGCGCCCGCGAGCGTAAGCGTCCCGGCCGGATCGCCAATTCCCGAGTATGAGTAGTCGGTCCCGACATACGTTGCCTCAACCTCGCCGGTCGCATACACCCTCCGCTTGATAACGAGGTGGTCCTCATCGAGCACGAGGAACGGCACGGCGAATTGCGTAGTGGAGCCGTTGCCGCGATAGACAACAGTGTTAGCTGTAGTTGAAACCGTCATTTTGTCCTCCTATAAGATGGGTATGTATGGTTCATTCCGTGATGGATACATACCCACCTCATCCACCGATCGCCGTACTAAAATCAGGTAAGGTCGGTTCCTGGTCCGGCCCCCACCAATCACCTTCCTCGTGTTCCTGCCGATACTTTTGCTTCCGCTCCCAGCCCGCTGGATCAACCACTCGCATCCAATCATCTTTAATACTTCGCTCGAAAATCAGTTTCGACTGCCACATATCCGGCACTGAGTTATCAATAAACTTAAACGTGTCTTTTCCGATCTCAAGATCATCGCCAGGTTCGCGCGCAAATCCTTGCTCATATAACGCTGTCTGCGAAGCATCTATCGCATTATCTACCGTCAACTTATGCGCATTAATCAACCATTGCGCTGTGACGTTTCGCTGAAACTGCGGGCTGTTGTTGATGTTGATGCTGTTGAAGATGAGGTCGCCGATTACGCCGAGGCCGCCACCTGCTACTAGTGCCTTACCCCAAAAATTATTCAGGTAACCTTCATCATCTGTCACGGTCATGTCGTAAGGGTTTTGTCCGTTGAGCAACGCCCGCGCCTGTACGATCCCCGCACCTGCCAAGGTCATAGCGGTGACATAGTACGTTCCAAGCGCAACCTTATCTCGCACGTTTGGCAGCTCATGAATACGACGGAGCTGGTTAAACATAATGCTAACCGGAAACGACATCAGGCTTCCAAGAGTACGGGCGGCCTGGCCCTGCGCACTGTTGGGATCAATCGCCTCACCAAGCGCACGACGGGAACGCAGCGAAACGTCCGGAACCTGTGTCCGAATAAAAAGTTGCATCGCGGCCATGAATTTTTCAGCGGTTTTCTTTTGTCGCACATTGCCGGCCTGCCACATATCCAACGGCACAAGGAACTTTGCGCCTCGTACATCCTTCAGCGGTGTTGAACGGAAGGCGTCCCAATCCGCCTTGTCGATCCCACGCTCAATCAAGAACGGCGCAAACGGAAGATCGTCAAACTCATCTCCCGCGTAGTTGGCCCACAGGCCTAAGAGCTGTTTCCCCTGCGCGTTCCGGATCGCCTGTGTGTGGTTCGAGGCAAGCCCAAGCCGGTATGTGATGTCACTCCCGCGCCGAGCCCAATGTGCGCCGTCGAGCGCACCGAAGTATCGAACCCGGCCGAGGGTTAGCGAGATCGTTTCCTCCTGGATCACACCGAGTTGCGCTAGTTCCTGTCGCGCCCGTTTCGTCTTAAAAAACTCCGGAGCGTAGGAGCGGAACACGCTAACCTCTGGCATCCCCATAGCCCGTTTCATAACCTTGGAGTTGCCTATATCGCCGAAGAAGTTAGGAATGAGAGACGAACCAAGCCGGGCCGCAACCGCCAATGTACGGATAGCCGCAAAGGATTGGACAGCAAAATTCCCGTCCGCACTCACAATGTGCCACGCGTGGATTTTAAGCTGATCATCGAATAGTTTAACCTGCCGCTCCATCTTTTTAACCAGCGTTTTCTTACCGGCCGGTCGAGCGTTGTTGAGGTCCGATGCACGACTTTCGGCCGCCCGCTTCGTAAATTCCTTCATCGAGTCCGAGGACGGTCCGAACATCTTCAGCATCGAGATGTCCTTCGACATCGCCTCGACCATGTTGATTGTCTGCTCGTAGAAGTTCCCCGCGCCATACTTTTTCTGCATGGCGATGTAAGCGTCGGCATCCTTGTAGTAAAGAAAGCGGTCCCGGTTCAATCGTGAACCAAGCGATGGAGCGTGAAGCTGCGCCACATCGCCCCGGTCCATGCCGTCATTTACAATCCCTCGGTACGTCTTACCGAGAATTTCAGCCCGCTCGCCGACCGGTATTTCCTTCCCCCCAAACCGCATCACCTCCCAATCAAGATTGTCGATATGGTCCTGGACCCATTCATCTTCTTCCACTTTCTGCACGTGAGCCGGATCATGCGTTTGTGGTAATTTCGCATTGGCGTTATCAGGGATATTCGCACCATACATATTCGCCCACTTACGGAGCGTCTCGCGAGCCTCGATCACGGCGTCGGCATGGGCCTTTGCTTCTGCGTCACCACCCTCACCATAAGCAGCGCGGACAACATCGTCTGTCCAGTTGATGTTCCGTTGCAGGCCCGGCAAATTCCCGAGCCGTGGTCCGCCCTTCGCCATAAAAGCGTCTAGACCCGCGAAGGTTG